AAGCGCTGCCGGAGGTTCCCGCGGATGTGTGGGACCGCTTCGAGGCCGCCGTGCGCCGCGAGCACGGCGCCACGCGAATCTACATCGCCGCCCACACCAAGCGCCGACTGCTGCGCGAGATTGCCGCTCCGGCGGCTGAAGAAGACGCCGCTGCCCTGGCCCTTCGCCTTGGCGTCAGCGTGCGACGCGTGCAGCAACTGCGGCAACTGTGCAAATGACCAAGCCAAAGGATTTCCCCATGACTCGCCCCCCCGAAACCGACCCGGCCCGCATCAAGCGCCTCGCTGAAAAGCTCGCGACCATGGCCTTTGCCATGGAATCAGGAGGAGGTGAAGCCGCCACGCTGTTTCTCGCCGCCGAAACGCTCGACGCGCTCGACGGCGCCCTGCGCAAAGAACGCGAGACATCGATGTGGCTCGACTCCGCCATGCACGATATCGCCGTCCTGCTCGGCGGGGGACAAGTCAGCCCCTACGATCGCACCGACGACCCGATTGCCCTGGCGCGCAGCAAAGCGGGGTATGCTTGCCTGGCGGTGGATCGCGTGAATTGCCGGAAGGAGAAATGATGGATACACGATTCGACACCATCAAGCGGATTGCGCTGCAAGGAATGAGCGTGCGCGACTTACTCGCCACTCCGTGCGACGACTTGACGGCCGAGTGCATCATGGCGCAGCGCTGCGGAGAAACCAACCCGGAAGCCATCGAGCGAGCAAGGCGAGCTAGAGCAAGCGCTGCTGCAGACTTTTCGCGGAGGCTAGATAGGCTTCTGTTGGCGCGCCAAGTCGTCAACGATGCGCAAGACATCTACGCTCTGCGCGCCGCGCTGAATCGCTTCAACACTGGCGGAGACGACGGTCTGTCTCGCCACATTCGGCAGATGCTGAAAATTGTCGACCGGACGACATAGCCAGACCCCAGCGAAATTTCTTGCCTATTCTCGCCGCCCTGGGTCCGCCACCATGACGCCCCATGACCCTGGCCATTCCCGACACCGAGCCGCTTTCCATCCGCGCCGGCGACTCCCTTACCTGGTCGCGCTCGCTCCCCGAGTATTCCGCCGCTGACGGCTGGACGCTCAAATACCGCATTCTCTGGACGACGGGCAGCAGCCCGGCCAGCTTCTCGGCTGTCGGCGTCGGCACGCAGCACACGGTAACCCTCTCCGCCGTTACCACGGCCGCGTGGGCCGCCGGACGCGCGACCCTGTTTGTCTACGTCGAGCGCACCGTAGGCCCGGCCACCGAGCGCGTGTCGCTCGAAACCAAGACGATCGACATCGCGGCCAACCTGGCCACGGCGACCACCTTCGACGGCCGCACCGACAACGCCAAGGCGCTCGACGACCTCAAGGCCGCGCTGGCCAGCTACTGCACCGCCGGGCAAGGCCCGGTTGCCGAGTACCAGATCGGCGACCGCCGCATGAAATTTCGCAGCACCACCGAAATCGCCGACCTGATCGCGTACTACGAGCGCGCCGTGGCGATCGAGCGCGGCGTTTCCGGCCGCGTCTTCTATCGCGGCTGACCGGGAGACGATCCGCATGCGCCTGCTCGACCTCCTCGCCAAGCCTTTCCGCCGCGCGCCGCGCGAAACCGCCGCCGATCGCGCCGCCTGGATCGACAGCGCCGTGCGCGGCATCGCCGCCCAGTCGCACCGGGCGCAGCTTTCCCAACTGCGCACCGCCTCGCGCAGCTTCGAGGCTGGCGAGACGCCGGCCTGGGTGTCGTCCTGGGCGACGACCGCCGCCGGCATCAACGAAGACCTGCACAACCAACTGCCGACGCTGCGCGCCCGCTCGCGCAACCTCGCGCGCAACAATGAGTGGGTCAAGCGCTACCGCATCCAACTGGTCGACAACGTCCTCGGCGCCGCCGGAATCCGCCTGCAGATGCGCCTGCGCAAGGCCGCGCGCGGACGCCAGCCCACCGCAGGAACCGCCCCCCTGGACAGCGAAGCAAACGCGCTTCTCGAATCCGCGTGGGCGGCCTGGGGGAAGCGCGGCGCCTGCGAAGTGTCTGGCAAACTGTGCTGGAAGGAAATCGAGACCCTGATGCTGTGGACGCTCGCGGCCGATGGCGAAATCCTCTACCGCTATCGCCCCGGCGCCGGCCCGTTCCGGATGCAGATTCAACTGCTCGACCCGACGCTGCTCGACGTGACGATTCGGCGCGAGTACCAGGGCCGGCGCGTGCGCATGGGCGTCGAAATCGACGACGACGGCAAGCCCGTGGCCTATTGGCTGCGTGCGGCGAAAGCAGGCGACCTCGGCATTGACTCCAGCACCGTCGGCGCGCATCTGCGCATTCCGGCGGAGCAAATCCGCCACCGCTTCCTCGTCGAGGAAGTGGACCAGATTCGAGGCGTCCCGCAGCTCGCCATCGGCGCGCGGCGCCTGCACATGCTGCACGACTTCGAAGACGCCGCCGCCGTCGCCTGCTCCAACAGCGCCAAGCGGCTCGGCTTCTTCGTCTCGCCGAGCGGCGACGCGCCGCCCGGCTTCGCCGACCAAATCGTTTCCAGCGTGCTCGACGCCGCGCACGCCGCCGGCAAGGTACTCACGCCGGAGGAAATCCAGCAGATCACCGCCAGCGCCGAGAAATACACCACCACCGTCCCCGGCACTTTCGACACCGTGCCGACCGGCTACGACTTCCGGCAGTACGACAGCCCGTGGCCAAACATCGACTCTACAGAGTATGTGAAAAGCCAGGTGCGCGGCTGGTCCGCCGCTCAGGGCGCCTCGTATGTGTCGATTGGCAACGACCTTGCGGACGTGAATTACAGCTCGGCGCGCGTCGGCATCCTCGACGAGCGCGAGCACTACAAAGAGCTCCAGGCGCGCCTGATCTCCTGGCTGCACGAAGACGTCTTCGAGACGGTGCTCCCCTACCTGGCCGCCGCGACTCCCGGCCTGCAAGTCTCGCGCCTGCCAGACTACCTCGCCGCCTCCACCTGGCAGGCGCGCCGCTGGCAGGGAATCGACCCGGTCAAGGAATCGCTCGCCGACGAAACCAACCTGCAGAACGGCCTGACCTCGCGCAGCCGGATCATCATGTCGCGCGGCGAAGACCCGGACGAGATTGCCGCCGAGCGCGACGCCGACGTCGCCCTGTTCGGGCCGCTGCCGACGGCCACGCCTGGCGCTACCGCCATGGCGGCCGACCCTGCCGATCCTGCCGACCCGGCGGAACCGGCGGAAAGCGCGCCGGCCAAGAAATCGCCACAGCGAAATTTCTTGCCTAGTTCCCATCTGCGTCCCGTTTGACAATCCCGCCATGACGACCGAAACCGCCTCCGCCCCATTGCCATCCGCCACCGTGAAGCCGTTGCGCTCGCGCATCGACGGCTTGCTGCATCGGCACATGCCCGCCACGCTGACGGTGCGAGAAATCGCTGACCGTGCCGTAGCCGATCAGCGGCTGTACCTCACGCTTTCCGTGTCATCCGAGACACCCTACCTCCGCAATGACGGGTGGGAAGACCCATGGGTAGAAGTGCTTGGGCACAAGCCTGACGAGGTGGACCTGTCTCGCCTCAACGGGGGCGCCCCCATCCTCGCCAATCACGATCGCTTCACCGCCACGGGAGACACCCCGCTTGCCGGCATCGGCGCCGCGGATCGCGCGTGGTTGGACGGCGGTAGGGTGTACGCCGACATCACCGTAAGTGCTCGCGCGGCGCTGGCCGACCTACGGCAGGACATTGTCGACGGCCTCGTGCGCAACGTCTCCGTGGCCTACGTCATCGAGGAGCGCGTTCTCACCAAGAGCGGAGAAGGGCGCCAGCCGGACGAGTACCGGGTTACGCGCTGGACCCCGCACGAAATTTCCCTTGTCGACATCCCCGCCGACGCCTCGGTGGGAATCGGCCGCGCCGCTGACGGCGCCATGCCAGCCAAAGCCGACCATTACCGAATCATCGCTATCGATACCCCGCCCGCCGAGGGCGTCACCACCAGGAGCCACACCATGGACCAAGCCACCGCCCCGGCGCCCGAGACCGCCGTTACCCGCAGCACCAGCAAGCAGCCCGACGGCATCGAACTCGAACGCGCCCGCGTTCGCGAAATCACCGCCGTCGGCCGGCAATGGAACGTGCCCGACCTGGCCGAGAAGGCCATCGACAGCGGCATGGACGCCGACGTCTTCGCCACGCGCGTGCTCGCCCACCTCAAGGACACCGGCACGCTGCGCGTCGCAGAGACCCCGGAAATCGGCCTGACCGCCAATGAGGCCGAATCGTTCAGCTTCTGCCGCGCCATCCTCGCCGCCAGCGACCCGCACCACGCCGCCACGCTCGCCCCGTTCGAGCTGGAGTGCTCGCGCGCCGCTCAGGACAAGCGCGGCGATTCGCGCGACAAGATCCGCGAGGCGGCCATCACCATCCCGGTGGATGTGCTCCTGCGCGGCATCCAGCTCAACGCCGCCGCGGCCCGCAGCGCCCAGTCGCTCCTGCTGCAGCGGGCAAGGCATGGCATCGCCAACCGCGGCCACCTGATTGGTCAGCGCGACATGACCGTCGGCTCGGCAACGGCAGGCGGCAACACCGTCGCCACCGAGGTGCTCGGCTCGGATTTCATATCGCTCCTGCGCAATGCAATGGTCCTGGAGCGGCTCGGCTGCACCTTCCTCACCGGACTGAACGGTAACATTGCCATCCCGAGCCATACCGCCGCAACTACCGGCTACTGGGTGGCCGAAAACGGCGCCCCGACCGAATCGGCGCCAACCGTCGGCCAGGTAACCGGATCGCCGAAGACCGTCGGCGCCTTCGTCGACTACTCGCGCCGCCTGCTGATCCAAAGCTCGATCGACGTCGAAGCCTTCGTCCGCGCTGACCTCGCCGCCGTCATCGGCCTCATGATCCAGCTCGGCGCGATCAACGGCGCCGGCGCCTCGAATGAGCCCACCGGCCTGCTCAACACCTCGGGCATCGGCTCGGTGGCCGGCGGCACGAACGGCCTGGCGCCGACCTATGGCAACATCGTCGACCTCGAATCGGCAGTCGCCAACGCCAACGGCGACGTCGGCAATCTGGCGTTCCTGACCAACACCAAGGTACGCGGCAAGCTGCGTCAGACGCAGGTTTTCAGCGGCACCGACGGAAAGGCCGTGTGGACCTCGCAACCCGGTTCGCAGGGTGTCGGCGACGTGCTCGGCTACGACGCGGTATGCAGCAACTCCGTGCCGTCCAACCTGGTCAAGGGCTCCTCGGGATCCGTTTGCTCGGCGATCATGTTCGGCAACTGGATCGACCTGATCATCTTCATGTGGGGAGGCCTCGACATCATGCTCGACCCCTACACCGGCAGCTCGGCAGGCACCAAGCGCGTCGTCGCGCTGCAGGACGTCGACGTCGGCGTGCGCCATACCGGCAGCTTCGCGGCCATGAAGGACGCGCTGACCACGTAACCGGCGCCGAGCCAACCGAGCCCCCTGGCGCCGATTCGTCGGCGCCAGCCGAGAACCCAAGGAAACCATCATGAAAATCCTCGTCATCGAGCCCACCCTGATCAACCACGGCGACGACCGTGGCGGACAGCATGCCGACATCGGCATCATCGACGCCCCCAAAGACGCCGCCCGCGCCGTCGTGCTCGCCGGGAAAGCGCTCTACGTCAGCCGCGCCGACGACCCAAGCAAGGCCGGAACGCATACCGCCACGGCGGAAGAAGTCAAGGCCGCGCAGGCGGCCGCCAAGGCGCAAGACGCCAAGGACTGATCTTTCTCCGACAGCACAGACCACCGCCAGGACGCCGATATGTCAATCCGCTTGCTGCAAGCCATCTTTCTCTCCGGGGTGTACACCGCAGTTGATGGCGCGACACTTTCCCTTGATGGCGCCCTGGAGGCTGACCTGGTCAGCCAGGGAAAAGCTGCATGGGTACTCCCGCCGATACCTGCTCTCGACGCGTCACACCAAGGTGCACATTCGGCTCTGGGCATTCCTTTGTGGCAAAGCGGCCTGTTATTCATACTTTTCGCCGGCGACGGCGGATCCAACGGCCTGGTTTTCAATGGCTCCGGATCGGGCGCATTTACGCTGTCGGCAGGGATCGCAAGCTTTATACCAGCAAGGTTTTACGCCTATCTCCCGGCCGACCAAGTGTATTCTGGTAGTCCATCCGGGTGGTATTACGGGAGTATGAGCAGCGCAACAGCCGGCACGCTGTACGCTGACATGTACGATCCAACCAGCGGCGTTGCACCAGACGTTCCTGCGTCGCCAGCCGTATTGCCTGTGACAAAGCTGACTCGCCTCACGCAGTCAACGAGCGAAATAACTTTCATGCAGGCGCCAGCACGCCAGATGAATAACGACGATTTGCTGAGGGTTTTTGTGAGAGCGGTTAGCACAAATTCCGCAGGAACAAAAACGCTTTATTCACGAGCAGACAGCACTGTTATGTGGCAGTACGGGTGGACGTCAGCAAACAATATTGTTTCTGGCGAGTATTCCTGGCAAGCTTGCGGGTCTCCTGGCTCGCAAATTGTGTCACGCTCTGGAACACTCTTGGGCCAGGGGGGATTTACGTCGTTGGCTGGAAACGAATTCAGGGCTGCCAATCTTAGCGGTCCATGGCTGTTGAAACATTCAATGCAGATTACGGCAAACTCGGAATATTTCGCCGTGTCAATCTCCTCCGCAAACATTACGTAAGCGGTATCAGAAATGTCAATTCAAGCGTTCGCAAACAATACGGCCGGCATGTCTGCAGCTTTGTCTATTGCCGATCCGAAACATGTCTGGATTGACGGAAAGACTGTCTTCGTATTCACGGGGAGCGATATTGAGTCATTTGATCCGCGCCCGACGGTCACGAAGTGGCAGTTTGTTCAGGCTTGCGCAGATGCCGGAATTGCCGAGGCGCAGATCGACGCCTCTGTGACGCTGCTCACCAGCAAGCGACAGCGCTTCTGGAAGCACACCGCCGTCATCGACCGCGACAATCCGTTCTCCAGCGCCTTGCGAACGAACTTGACTCCAGTGCCGACGCCAGCGCAGTGGAACGCTATCTTCCTCGCTGCTGCTGCGCTTGATCCGCTGATCGTGTAAGCGAATTCGGATTTTAGCGTGTTCGCCGAAAACCTATCCTACTTCTACGACACCGGCCCTTTCGGCCTGGCGACGCTCTGCGCGCTCGGCGCGACGACCTTCGCCGGCCATCTCGACACGGTCGGCGAGAACGCCTTTGACGCGGCCGCGACGACGACGCACACGCTGCGCTATCAGGACAGCATGCTGCTGTCCGCCGGCGACATCGTGACGATCAACGCCGTGAACTACAAGGTGCTCGGCGTGCCGCGCCAACTCAACACCGCCGAACGCATCGCGCACCTGGTGCGCCAGCCATGATTTTCGACGTCGAGGCCCTGCTGCTCGCCCGCCTGGCCGCCAAGTGCGCGCCGGGCTCGCTGCTGCTCGGCACCTTCGACCCCATCGACCTGACCGACGACACCACGACTCCCGTCGTCGCGAAGATCCAGATCGCCGCCACCGAGCCGACCTCCGCCACCGGGAAAAATCTCCGCCTCGGCGTCGTCTATTCGGTGAACGTCTTTCTCGATACCGCCCGCGCCGA